CCGATCTTTTAGAGAAGAATCAAGACGGAGACGTTCCACTCGTTATACATGGTATGAGTCGCAGTCAGATGTACGATATGATCGTGCTGTTTCATAAGGTACGCGATGCTCGGTACGCTGAGTATGATAGAGAAATCAATCGCCTCGATCGTATCTGTAAGAACCCAGATTATTTGTACGCCGACGAGGAGTGGAAGAATAAGAAGATCGAGGAGATGAGTACTGAGAATGCGTACAAGGAGTTTCTTACTGAGACGAAACGTGTTGTAAACGTCATGGCCAAGGAGTTCGAGCTTCGTAAGGCGGCGTATCAGTACTCACGTTCGTCCACGGCTCGATCCGGTGCTCTCGACCTACAGCGTCTCCATGAGTACAAGACCAGTGACGATATCTTCAGCCGTGTGACCACTCTCGCAGATGCTAAGTCTCACGGTATGGTCATGCTGATCGACAACTCGGCGTCTATGACCGAGGCTCGCGGTCCTGTCATTACACAGGTACTTAACCTAGCTATGTTCTGTAAGCGCGTGAACATTCCGTTTGATGTGTACTCCTTTACGAACAGACATGCTGATGATAATTATATTAGTGGATTAGTTCTTACCGATGAGCAGTTACTTCACCAGAACACCATGCTTACGCATGTATTGAGCTCATCATTTAATCGTCGTGACTATGATGTTGCGTATCGTCAGCTCTTTGACATTAGCCGTAGTCGGTTCTCCTGCGGTGAGTACGATAAGATGAGCGGTACGCCGCTGAATGATATTCTGACGGGTATGCACATTCTGCTAAACGACTTTCGTAAAAAGCATCAGATCCAAAAGACCATCTTCACAGTGCTTAGTGACGGCGACTCGAATACTCTGTCGGTGTCGGCTGATGTGATCATGAACAATAAGGCAAAACGCAGGAATGGGAATGGTGTACGTCTTTTGATGAGTGAGTCGCGTCGTAAGGTTAAGATTCATGGATATAACACATCGTTGGTTACAGGATCGATCCTCAAAGCAGTAGGTGATGAAGTACCAGGTCTTACATCGGTTGGTTACTTTGTTGCCAATAACAGCAACGACTTTCGTACCGCGGTTTATCGAGCCGAAGGTGTTGCGGATAACGATGTGTTGCGCGACGCACGTAAGATCGCGAATCGTGACAAGTTCGTCTCTTACGACGATACCCTGGGATACGATCGGTTCTTTGTTCTCAAGGCGGCTCGTGCCAAGGACCTCGAGGCTATCGACGACGAGTTCACGGTATCCGACAAGGCGAAGCGAGCAGACATCACACGAGCCTTTAAGAAGTACGCTAAGTCTAAGAAGGGCAACCGCGTCATGGCCACTCAATTTGCTGAAATTATTTCCTAGTTTGCTATTTACATACGGTCAAGGACTGTGTATAATGGTATCTGACAGTTAAGGAAAGGAAAACTATATTATGACTACTGCTGACTTGAATAACTTCCAACTACAGCTTATCGACCACGTTGCTCGTGATACCGCATCGACGGTCATGGCGCCACGTGATCTTAAATCGTACGCCGATGAGATCGGTGTCGAGCATAAGCACGTCTATTCTCTTCTACGTAAGGCACCCAGGGCCGATCGTGGTCAGTACGATCTGCAGATGTTTCTTGCGTCCGATCGTACTCCCGTAGAAGAACCTGCTCCTGCGCCATCAGCAAAGATGGCATCGGTATCATCTACAATTAACGACGATGTGTACGTACCCTCCAAGGACGAGTACTTTATTCGCTGGGGTAACTTCAAGGATGTGGAGACCATCGTCAAGTCACGTGAGTTCTATCCGACGTTCATCACCGGCCTTTCTGGTAACGGTAAGACAGTCATGGTCGAGCAGGCATGTGCTCGATGCAATCGTGAGTATATTCGAGTACAGATCACACCGGAGACCGATGAGGACGATCTTATCGGTGGCTTCCGTCTTATTGACGGTGATACTGTCTTTCAGAAGGGTCCGGTTATTAAAGCAATGGAACGCGGTGCGATTCTATTGGTTGACGAGATTGATCGTGGCTCGAACAAGATCATGTGTCTCCAGGGTGTGCTCGAAGGTAAACCCGTTATGATCAAAAAGACCGGTGAGATGGTCAAACCGTCCAAGGGATTCAATGTAATCTCAACGGCCAACACCAAGGGTCAGGGATCAGAGGACGGTCGATTCGTAGCCGCCACCATTATCGACGAGGCCTTTCTTGAGCGGTTCATTGTTACTATGGAACAACCGTACCCTGGTGTAGGCACCGAACGTCGTATCATTAACAAACACATGGAGAAGTTTGGCTGCAGTGATAACAGCTTTACCGAGATCCTGGTCAACTGGGCCGATACGATTCGCAAGACCTACGAGGATGGTGGAGTAGACGAGCAGATCTCTACACGTCGGCTCTGCCACATCGTGCAGACGTTCTCGATCTTTAAGGATCGCAAGAAGGCAATCGAGCTGTGCGTCAATCGATTCGATGAGGATACCAAGGAAGCATTCATCGATCTATACTCGAAGGTCGATTCCACATACGATGATAGCAACGACACGAGTGGTGAAAGTGAAACACCTTCGAATGATTTCGCATCAGTGATAGACGAGGCAATTAGTCAATAATGATAGACCATAAGTTCAACGAACCGGAGCTCATCGACGAGTTCCGGCGATATATAGATTCAACGTACGATCAGCACTACGCTCGAAACAAACTTCAGACGTTCGAGGCAATCGTCGACTGCGACCACGGCGAAGGGTTTACCATCGGTAACATTCTAAAGTACGCGTCACGGTACGGTGCAAAGGACGGTTACAATCGCAAGGATCTCATGAAGGTCCTTCACTATGGTCTACTCGCGCTGTACGTTCATGACCTCAATCAGTGATTTACATTGGCTGTAACTTTTGATATAATAGACGTAATAATGTTTGGTAATAAAGGTAATAATGAAAATGAAGCTTTCCAGTGAATCACTTGCCGTTCTGAAGAACTTTGCAAGTATCAACTCAAACATCGTGTTCCGAGGTGGTTCTACGATCAAGACGATGTCGGAGGCTAAGAACATTCTTGCTTCGGCCAACATCTCTGAAGAACTACCCGATAAAGAGATCGGCGTATACGATCTAAACGAGTTCCTTGGTGTCGTCTCTATGTTCAACGAACCGGAGCTTGACTTCCAGGATTCTTTCGTTCAGATTCGTGAGGACAACCGTTCGGTCAAGTACTTCTTTTCCGATCCGTCCATTCTTACATCACCTAGTAAAGACATTCAGATGCCGGATCCTGAGGTTCAGTTCGAGTTAGGTGAGTCTGAGTTGAATACGATTCGTAAGGCTTCATCAACACTGTCGGTGTCCGATCTCGTTGTTGAGTATGATGGATCGGGTGATCTTAAGGCAACGGTAACCGATCTTGCCGACTCAACTTCCAACTCGTTCTCACTGACACTGAAACCAATCTCGTTGCCAGAAGGTACACCGTTTCGATTCGTGTTCTCAGTGTCCAACTTTAAGATCCTCTCGGGTAACTATCGAGTGGACGTATCGTCCAAACTCATCTCGCATCTGACCGCTGAGTCGAGCAACGTTGAGTACTGGATCGCTCTTGAGAAGAGCTCAACCTTTGGCAACTAAAGCAGGAGAAAATACCATGGCAGCAGAAGAAACTACAACTACAGCAGGAGAGGCCGCACCGGGTCTCAGCCTTCAGGATCTTGCGTCCGTCGTCCAGGTCATTGACCTCTGTTCACAACGTGGCGCATTTCAGGGTTCTGAACTTGAAGCAGTCGGTGGTCTGCGTGGACGCATCCAGGCGTTCGTGAGTGCAAACGCCCCCGCTGAAGAAGAGACTAAAGAGGAATCAACTGACAATGAGTAATACTGTTACGATTCCATCCTCACCAGACGATCGCAAACAGATTCGTGAACGTCTGAGCGAGGTATCAAACTCAATGACTCGTATCGAGGCCGAGCGCGATCATATCAATGAGATTCTTGCCGATATGCAGGAGGAGTACGAGCTTCCAAAGAAGCATATGCGTAAGGTAGCTCGTGTGTTCCATAAGCAGAACATTAACGAGGTGAAGGAAGAGTTTACTGACGTGGAGGATATTTACAACGCAGTATCTTCCTGATATAATGGATATATTATTTGTAATGGAGCAATGTGAATGACTCAAGAATTTCTCTACGTCGAGAAATATCGTCCATCGCGTATCGCCGACTGCATTCTTCCGCAGTCGCTGCGTGATACCTTTTCTCAACTCGTACAGACGGGTGAGCTGCCAAACATGATCTTTTCTGGCGGTCCAGGCATTGGTAAGACAACCGTTGCTCGGGCGCTCTGCTCAGAGCTCGATCTCGACTATCTAATGATCAACGGATCCGAGGAGGGTAACATTGAGACTCTCCGCGGTCGTATCAAGCAGTTCGCATCGACCGTCTCGCTTCAGGGTGGCTATAAGGTCGTCATTCTCGACGAGGCGGACTATCTGAATCCACAGTCGACTCAGCCGGCGTTACGTGCATTCATCGAGGAGTTCTCAAAGAACTGTCGATTTATTCTGACATGTAACTTTAAGAATCGTATCATCGAGCCGCTACACTCACGGTGTTCGGTATACGAGTTTGCGATTCCGAACTCAGAGAAACCCAAGATTGCGGCAGGATTCTTTAAGCGTCTGACTACGATCCTTGAGACCGAGGGTGTCGAGTATGATCAGAAAACGCTAGCGACTCTGGTCGAGAAGTACTTCCCCGACTGGCGTCGCGTACTCAATGAGTGTCAGCGGTACTCGGTGTCTGGTCATATCGATGCCGGTATTCTTGTCAACCTTGGAGACGAGAACGTCAAGAGTCTGATGTCGCATCTAAAGGACAAGGACTTCTCTAAGATGCGTCGATGGGTTGCAGAGAATATCGATACGGAACCGGCTGCGATCTTTCGTAAGATCTACGACTCGATGGCTGACTACCTGAAGCCAGAATCGATTCCTCAAATCGTATTGATCCTGGCACAGTATCAGTACTATAACGCATTCGTAGCGGATCACGAACTGAATATGGTCGCGTGTATGACAGAGATTATGGTCACAGCAGAGTGGGTATCATAATGAGTAAGGATTGTATCATATATGATTTTGAGACACTGAGCCAGGATCCTAACTCTGGTGTAGTTCTCTGCGTTGCCGGTCTTCGATTCAATGAGGATCGATTCATCGGTGAGAATAAGCCGTACGAGTACAAGGAGTTACTCGATTCGGCTCAGTTTATGAAATTCTCTGTTCGCGACCAAGTCACCAACTACAATCGTACGATTCAGAAGTCAACCGTGGACTGGTGGGCGTCACAAACATCGGATGCACGTGAACTACTCAAGGAGTCTGAAACCGATCGGCCATTGAGCGATATCGCCGGCTTCTTTAAGGATCTTGTACGTAACCCAAGTGATATTGGTAAGGTGTACACTCGCGGTAATACCTTTGATCCTATCTTTCTCGACAACATCATGAAGGATCTTAAGCTACCTGAGCCGTACAACTGGTGGACAGTACGTGACACACGATCTATGATTGACGGACTCGCTTTTGGTTCTGGTCTCAGTAATACTTTTATGGTACCGGATCTTGAAGACTCGTTCGTACACCACGATCCGATCCACGACATTGCCATGGACGTAATGCGTATGCAGTACATCGTACGTACGGTGATGAGCGATGACGAGTAAGTGGCACGGCGGTAAGGGCGATCAAAGACGTAAGAAAGCCGACGATGATGCGTATCGGTCCGGTTGGGATCGTATCTTTAGTAATGATGAGAAGGTGAAGAATGACAGAAACAAAGAAAAAGGATGACAATAAACTGACTCCCTTCTCGTTTGTCAATGAGATCAACACCGGTAAGCGCGACATTATGCGCGATCAGAACGGTGAGCACTCTGATCTACTCGAGAAGGTATACAGCCCGTACATCACGAATCGCTCTCTGTCGTACTTTAATGACAGTGTCTTACACGCAAATGAAATGAATAAGAATCACCACCTTGACTCACGTCTTCAATTTGTCTATCTTATAAATAGTGTTAGAAAGAGAAAACGTTTCTCTAAATGGATTAAATCGACTGAGTTAGATGATCTTGAGGCCGTGAAGGAATACTATGGGTACAGTTCCGAAAAAGCCCGCCAAGTTCTGACTCTGTTATCTAATGAACAACTAACTGAATTGAAACAAAGGGTCTATAAAGGTGGCTATACTAACAACAAACCCAGAAACTCCGGCCATTGAGATGGGAAGTCCGCAACCCGTGTCGGAAGATCGACCGGTAGAGTGGACACCGGCAATGATGCTAGAGATTACTCTACGAGAGCCGGACGACTTTCTTAAGGTACGTGAGACACTTACACGAATCGGTGTTGCGTCACGTCGAGAGAACAAACTCTTTCAGTCCTGTCATATCCTGCATAAGCAGGGTCGGTACTTCATCGTACACTTTAAGGAACTATTTCTTCTGGACGGCAAACCATCGAATCTGATGGAGAACGACCTTGGAAGACGCAACACGATTGTGACACTGCTATCCGACTGGGGTCTGGTTGAGCCAGTGAATTCGGAACAGCTGTCTAATGTTGCACCGCTTCGTCAGATCAAGATCATCTCGTATCGCGACAAGGATAACTGGGAGCTTTGTGCTAAATATAATATAGGAGCGAGCGCGAGGAGGGCCTAGAGTTATGTCGCGAAAAATTGCAGAAGTACACACGTACGAGACAGAGTTCGGTGACCACTACTCAATCAATCTTAAGGATGAGAGTGGTAAAGTCGTCTCAACTCAGATTATGAAAGATCTTAACGAAGCAAGACAGGTGAAGGAGCGTTGGGAAGATGGGAGATATCAATACATCGTTGAGTCTTAGTGTCGAACAGACACCGAAAAAGATTCAGAAAAAAGACGTCAGCGAGTTCGTAGTCAACCACGCAGACTACATCACGGTTCCACATCTCAATCAGAACTCACTTAAGACCTCGTATAAGTCCACGAGTAAGAAGGCTCTCACCGAGGCGGTCAATAATCTAAAGGGTATGGGCGTCGAACGATTACTCATCGTTGGTGGTAATCCATCGCAACCTAGAGGCCCGTATCGAGACGCAGAAAGTGTACGACGTCACGTGTCCGATATCCATAAAGAGTTTAAGTTATATTGCGGTGTGTATCCCGACACAGAGACTGCGTCCGGTGTGTATCTGTATAAGTACACTCACTTTGACGGTGGATTCACTCAGTTGTCACTGAGTCCTCGTAGGCTCGAATCGTTTAAGATCAATACACGCATCGGCATTCCTTCCCAGGCTGACATTGATGGTCTGTATCGATACATGAAGATCTGCGGTGTCGGACCGTCACTTCGGTATCCTATGCGTAACAT